CCTTTTCGGAATATCCGGCCTTTATGGCCGATGCCGTGGCATTTCCGGTCTCGACATAGGCCGCTGCGAAGACAGCCCATTTGGCTGTCTTCTGCCGTTGTTTGGCGTGTCTTTCGGTGTACATGGCCGCATTCTAGTGCGACTCTCGCATCAAATGCAATCTGTATGCCATTAAGAGATATAAGCAATTTCATGCCAACTCCTGTTGGCATTAGAAATTGCATCTCTAATGGCATAGAGATTGCTCTTCATAAAGACAAGATCTTTTGGTTCTTTGAATCCCCCTGATCCTTTCAGAATTATTCCTCCCGAGATTTGTGAGGGAGGAATAATTCTTTCAGGATCTCCCCCCTTACAGTCCCCATTGGATCGGCACAATGGTTGGCTGGCTTGGCTTCAGCCGGTGTACATTGAACACTATGGAGACGCACATGGGTATTCAGCTCGATCGTGGAATCAAGTTTGCGAATTCGCTGTCTGGCAACCTTTCGGCGGTTCGGCGTGAGCGGATTGACGGCGTACGATTGGCCGATTGGTTCCTCTCTGCCCATCATCGTACCGATGATGAGGTGCGTAACTTCATGGCCTATGTCGCAAAGAAGTCCTACTTGCCGAAGTGGGCTAATAGCCCAAAGCAAATCAAGGCTGCGTCTCGTGCCATCCAATGGATGGCGGCTTTCTCACAGGATACGGAGGGTAAGTGGGTCAAGCATTGACCCATTGACTGGTGGCTCTTGCCGGTGTACAAAGTACATCGGTGAGAGTCGCCGGTTGGCTGATTACTGATTCTGTAAGCACCTTGATTTGTGAAGGTGCTTACAGAACCAGTAAGCAACTGGTTCGATGAAAAGTGTGAATGGATTACCCGTAAATGGAGACCCGCGTATGCACTTGTTGAATTACCCGTTTATCAAGTCCCGTCTAAAGACGGAGGGTGGCCGGGAAACGCTTCAACGTCATTTCATGACGTTGTTGCGGCGAGACCCGGAAAAAGTAAAAAACATCGTCCAGCAAATGTTGCGAGGACGCCACGAGCTTGGCGTAGACATGTTGGTCTCTGCCCTTGCCGATAATTTTCTCAACAAGCTCGCCCAAACTGCCGTAGATGACAACTACCACATCGTAGATGTGGTGATGAAGTGCGAGGCTGTCAACTACAGCTACTCCACCAGTAGCATCCGAAATATCCATCAACGCGCATCGGGCGGCGAGGATTTCGATACGGTCGATGAGTACCTGCGGAATGAGCGGTACGAACTCGTGACTTGCGACGATTGCGGCGAGCTAGAGTTCCTCGAAGAGGCGCAGAGTGTTGACGGCAACTCCGTTTGCCACTATTGCATCGAGTCAGAGTACGTTTGGTCGGAATACAGCGACGAATATATCAGCTGCCGCAGAGCGGTCGAAGCGACCGACCGATACGGTGGAACCGTATGGATCGATGGCGAGTATCCGCCGGATGCGTTCACATACGACGAGGATGAGGAGCGGTACGTTCACGACGAGTATGTGCCGTCGATTCTCCGCGACTACCATTCGTCGAAGCACTATCAAGTGCCGATCAGCGACAAATGGACGGCGACCTACGGTCGGCACATGGGTGTCGAGCTAGAGGTCGAGGTCACCGATGGTGACCGACGCCAAATCGTCAGCCGACTGCACGACGCCATCAATGATGGCGAGTTTGGCAGCAAAGTGTTTTTCGAGCGTGACGGTTCGTTACGAACCGGCTTCGAGATTATCACCCAGCCTATGTCGCTGCCGATGATTGCGGAAACCTTTGGTTTCCTCAATAACGCCCAACTAATCAACGGCCTCAAGTCACACAATACCGAGACCTGCGGTCTCCATGTCCATGTCTCACGACATGGCATGACGAATCTGCAAATCTCGAAGATGGTGTGTTTCGTCAACGACCCCGAGAATCGATGGCTCATCGAAGCTGTCGCCCGACGTTACTCCAATGGATTCTGCCGAATCCATGACAAAAAGCTCGGCAATGCCCATTTGAGTGTTGATCGCTATGAAGCGATCAATCTGACTAATCGCAGGACAGTCGAGTTTCGCATCTTCAGGGGTAGCCTGAAGTATGACGCTGTTGTCGCCGCGACCCAGTTTGTTCATGCCCTTGTCGAGTTTACTCGACCGGCAGAGTCGAGCATCAAGTCGCTCAATGCCGCTGGGTTTCTGAACTTCGTTCAGAAGAAGATGCCGAAAGAATGTGCGACGTTCCTCCGATATATCGGGGAACGTTCGAAGCAAAACCAAATCGCTGCCTAATCACGGAGGTAATGGATCATGTGCTTACTCGTAGAACAGAACGAAGATGTCGTTTTCACCGATGAGTTCCTCATCGACGTTTACAGCAAGAACCGTGACGGTCTCGGCATTATGTATGCCGAGAATGGCAAGGTAGTTGTCAAGAAAACTATCCCGGCAAGTGCCGCAGAGTTTGTCGAGTTCTATCGGCAGTATGCCGATGGCAAGCGTTGCATCTGGCATGCCCGTATGCAAACTCACGGCGACATCGACCTGACTAATTGCCACCCTTACTATGTAACCGACGAGTTGTGGATGGCTCACAACGGTGTGTTGTCGTCTGGAAACGACAACGACCAGTCAAAGTCTGACACTTGGCATTTCATCCGAAATGTCATTCAGCCAGCCATCGAGGGGAACAAGTACCTTGTTCACGACGAGAATTGGCAAGCGTTTATCGGCGACCTGATCGGCACATCGAACAAGTTCGGCTTCATGACTGGTGATGGTGACACCATCATCATCAATCGCTCTGCCGGTGTGACGTTCAACGGCGCGTGGCTTTCCAATACCTACGCTTGGACTCCGTCCAAGTTTGGGTTTCGTGTCCCGGTTCCGAAAACCTACGGCGGCTACTCAAAGTATACCTACGGTAGCTACTACCACGAGTACGACTGGGACAGCGGCTACTCCGCAAAGGAAAGTAGTGTCGTCAAAGACACTAAGGTCAAGCCGGTATCGTCGGAGTCTGTTCGGACGATAGTCCGAGCTGCCCACAACTGCTATGTCCGTGACACTCTGGAGCAATGGGTATTGGACGCACCGTGGAAGGCTGCGGCGTTGCTTGCCTACTGCTACGAGGATGAGAAGGAGGCCGAGGAGCTGGTCGCTGACGACCCGGCTAAAGCCGTCGAATGGATTCGTGACTTGTTTGAACACGATGGATTGACACCGTACACGGTGTAACAGGAGGCGCTAAATGAATACCTACAAGGTATCGATAGCTCGGATCGAGCATTACGTCCACCAGATCGACATCGAGGCCAACGATAAAGAGGAGGCCGTGGAGGTGGCGAAGTTGATGTGGGCAGAGGACGGGTGGAAATTTAGATCGCTCGGCTGCGTTCACAGGGACGAGTTTGTCAACGACGTTGAGGAGGCGTGATGAGCATAGAAGCTGACATGGCGAACAGAGAGGCGGACATGGCGAGTGACGACTTGCGAGACGCATCAGTCAAAGCCCTCGCTCTGTTAGAGCGAAACGCAGTCACCATCGATGGTGAGTGGGGCGACTGCCGCTCATTAGAAGAACTCGAACGTGACAACGCATTGCCCATTGAAATACTTGCCCTGCGAAGGGCAATCGACAACTACAACAACGCAGTCAGGCACTTGATTGCTGAAATTCTGGAGGACTAGTGCAATGCTGCGTGACGAGATTGATGAATTGCTTGGCCGTTTAACGGCAAGCGAAAAGCATGACCTGCTGGATTCTCTTTGGCGAAAGTGGGTAGATGAGCGAACGGAATTAAGGCGTGTTCTCGGAGAGCCGCCAAGCAAAGAACGTGCCGAAGCCAACGGCTAGTGTGACGCGCATGACGAGAAGCGGGATGGTTTCCCGTAGCGTTCCCCCCGGTGGAAGTTCCGGCGTTGGCAATACGATAATCCCCTGTGGCCGTGAAGCGGATGGAAGGTGCAAGTGATGGATTGCAAGCCTGATGCACTAAGTTACCGCCGCACAGGGGGAGCATCTCTTTAACTGAGGATGTGAGCATGGAAAAAAAGTACACCGTGACTCTGACCGAAAGGCAGATTCGCGATCTCGAAACCTACGCATTGTCGAAAGAGTTAAACACTACGAACCAAGCGAGTGCCGAGTTTTACAACGAGCTGTTCGTTGTACTGAGCGGCGCAAGAAACAACGAGGGTAAGTAAATGGACGCGATACTGATTGACCCGCACACCGAAACGGTTTCCGTTGTCGATTACAACGGGGACTTCCAAGAGATTAGCCGCATCATCGGCGATGGTTGCCGGACGTTCACCGTGGTGAACATCGATGGCGGTAACGATGGAATCTTCGTCGATGACGAAGGACTACTGCGTGAGCAAGCCACGCCGTTCTTCAAGTTCCGTGGATACCCTCAGCCTTTGGCTGGTCGTGGGCTAATCCTTGGCGCTGACGAAATGGGTGACGCGGTATCACCGAGCATCACCGTTCAACAAGTTAAGAACGCCGTCGAGTTCCTTGGCTACGGCATGATGGTGTAGCCATGTCGTATCCGAAGAAGTTCTACATCTCTTACAAGCATGAAAAGAGCATGCGTGTTGAGATGGTCGAGGCTTTCAGCCATGTTGAGGCATGGCTGAAGGTCATCTCAAAACTAAACCCGGAAGAAACTCTGCGCAACATTGAGGTCGAGGAGAAAAGATATGCGTGATCTATTCATGTTCTATGTTGCGATGGTGCGTGGCTACTACGATGGCCGAGTCAATGGCGCTGAGAACAACCCTTACCTTGGAGAACGCCGCTTCTACTATCGCCGTGGATACGATCGAGGCATCGCAGATTACTGCGATAAGTACCTGAAGATTAGAGGCGAGTGATGAACAAGTTCATGCGACTACCACCAAGGAAGGCGCTGTTCGGATTCGACTACAGCAAGAACAAGGAGTTTCGCATGACGGGAAAGGAGTGGCATGCGTATGCCAAGGTAGAGGAATTCAAGACTGAACACGGGAGTGATTCGGCTTGGCGCAATGGATGCGAGATCTACCTAGACGGAACCAACATTAACTACACGAAAGGATAGCGATGAATGAATGGATGGTTTTATACCCAGACCAAACGGGTGAGTACCGACAAGTCGGTAAGTTTCGGTCGCTGAAAAACGCCCGTTACTTTGCCGCCACGCTGGCCGATAGGAAGCTGCCGTTTCCAATCGTCCCCAACATCAACGACGATAAGACCCCTCGCATCGAGAAGGTGAACAAAAGTGAGGCATACATACAAAGTTGAGTTTTTGTTTTCGTCCGGAGACTGGTTGCTGGCCGAAGGCGCAGCGCCAGAATACGATGACTTCGAGAAAGCCAATGCAGCTATGAATGAGCTGCTTTGCTATGCAAAGAAGGGAGATAAGTTTCGTATCACACTCAAGGAGGTGACCGAGAAGGTCGTGCTTGTCCGGGTTGCGACAGACGTAAAGCATTGCTTGGTTTGCGATGGCGTCTACTTCGATACCGGAAACCGTACAGAGGGATGCCCGTACTGCGGCAATTCAGATGCAGTCAAGACATCCCTGATTGCAAAGTCACAGAGGAGTTCGTAAGTGTCAGAGCCAGAAGTAACAGAGGAAGATGTCTTCGGGTGCAATTGGAAGGAGTGGGCGAGCGGCATAGCCGAAACCCAGTTTGTCCAAGAGGCGGCCAAGCAAGGCAAGCCCAAGCTAGCCGAGGCGCTGGCCGTCATAACCGTGATGGTCATCACGGAATCGCAGAGGATGATTGCAGAAGAGAAGCTTCTTGAATCCGTGCAGTTACTTAACTGCCTGAAGAGATTGATCACAAGTCCGGGCGACTTCTTCTCCATGCTGGAGAATGTAATCCCCGTCCCGACCACATCCACTAAGCACTAATGGAGAATCGAATGAGCCTGTACGCTGCCCTGAAAGTTGCCCTGCCTATCCTTAACGCCCTCCCCAAGGATGCCTATGTAGCCCTCGCTAAGATGGCCGGTGACCTGCCGCCTGATATGCGACGGTCTCTGACTGGCGTGTTGGATAGCGGCCTGTCTGAGGAGGAGGCTAAGAGTCTCTCCGCTTCTGTGAAGCGGGTCGATAAGAAGCACCTTGGTTAAGTTTTTATTGGTGTACAATGTACCTCGTACACACAATGTGTGTACACAAACAAAGGAGAAGTGAAATGCCGTTGAAGTCTGGTAAAAGCAAGAAAGTTGTGTCCGAGAACATCTCTGAAGTGATGGCCTCGTACAAGAAGAAGGGAAAGATTGGAACGTCACGCCCGAAGAGCAAGGCAAAGGCACAGAAGCAAGCGGTTGCTATCGCCCTGACCAAGGCTGGCCTGTCCAAGAAGAAGGGCAAGCGCAAGTGAAAGCAAGTGACGTAAAGAAAGAGGGCGGCAAGCTTGTATACCGGGGACACAAGTTCCCCGGCTTCAACAAGCCAGTCGATGCCCCGGCTGGGGCGAAGCAAAAGAAGATGGTTCTCGCCAAGAAGGGCGACGATGTGAAGCTCGTTCGGTTTGGGTTGCGCGGCATGAGCGACTACACCAAGCACGGCAGCGAGAAGCGCCGCGAGAATTACCTTGCTCGCTCCGGCGGGATTCGTGACAAGTCCGGCAAGCTGACGAAGGACGACAAGTTCTCCGCCAACTACTGGGCAAGAAAAGTTCTCTGGTAAGACATGATTATTTACATGTCGCAATTAGTTCGCGACAAGCGGAACGCTCGGGCTGAGTTTCGTCAGCCCGTCGTTTCTGTTGTTCGCAAAGGGAAGTTGACCTACGTCAACGAGGTCATCATCAAGGACTCAAATGGAAGGCAGATATGCCGGGTCGTTTATGAACCCAAGAAAGACCCGTCACCCTTCCACAAGGTTTCCGCTTGGGTTGAAGTGAATGAAGATGCGGCGACCGTAGAGTTTCTGTGATGGTGAATGATGTCTGAAGTTAACGAGCAGGTTGTCGCCGCCCTTTCTAGGTCGGCAAGGGTTGCATCGCCGTGGTCGAGCAAAAGCTCGAACACAAACGATGAGCTGAAGTCGATCATGTCATCGATGAACCTTAAGATCGATGACGTAATGCGCTTATCAATGACTAGCTACGACACGGTTAAAAGCTGGCGAGTAAACAGGAACAGCAAACGCTGGCGGCGTATGCCCGACAGGGTTCTGTCGCACATCAAGATTCAACTAGGAGTCACTGGTGATAAGAGAGATCATTAGCATCTTTCGCCGATTGAAGATGGCGAGGGATTACGAGTGGCGATGGGTTCCAAACCCGGAGTGGAGAGCCAAGCGAAGCGGAATAGATTATTGGTGATGATTAGCGTCTGGAATTAACTGGAGTTAGCTGTGGCAGCAATACCAAAGCGGTTTACAAGATTGACAATGGAGCAGTACAAGATTGTGCTTCAGCGAAAGGCTGAATCCGTCAACAGAAAAGGTCGGACTAGATATATGGATCTAGTGCGTGAGTGGGGCGTAAGCCAGTCGTCGATTGGGACGATTATCAAGAGAGGGATTAAGCAGTATGACTATCGAATATGGAAGGGCGAGCAATGAATATTGAGATCGGCTCTGACTTGATCGAAGAGATCACAGCAGTTGAATTGCAACGCACCCTGAAGTCTCTCCAACAAGATTACAAAGCTCGCAAAGCAGGAAAGTGGATGGCGATATTCGATACCGACAAGGACAAAGACCTCGCGGAACTAAAGCGGCACATCGATGCGTTCAAGCTGGTTCAACGGTATTACGGAGTGAAGATATGACCCGCGACGACATCATCCGACTGGCGCGAGAGGCAGGAGCGGCGACAGGTCGCCACAGCCCGTACCAGAAAAATGAATCGATTATGCCGTTGTGTATGGACGTTGAACGCTTCGCCGCCCTCGTTGCCGCAGCCGAGCGGGAGGCATGTGCGAAGGTGTGCGATGACATCGCTTGGAGCAGCGAAGGAAAGTTTTTCGCGAAGTCTATTAGGGCGAGGAGTAACCAGACATTGCTGGAGTCGAAGTCTTGAAGCCACCGCAGATACGAAGATGCACGGAGTGCAAGAGGACGTTCGTCGGAGCTGAGTCATTCAGGCAGCACAAGCACATCGGCATGGGGTGCAGGACTGACGAGGCACTAAAGGCCATAGGCTTTATTCAAACCGCGAGCGGTTACAAACACACTTACAAGCGGTCAATGGACATTGCAGTATGAGTGACATAACGAAATGCGCTGGCGAATACGAAGGCAGGGTATGCCCCAAGCGGGACACTTGCTATCGCTTTACCGCAAAGTCCAATGAGTTCTGGCAGCCGTACTTCCACATACCCCCTTTCTATAACTGGAACGATGGCTGCGATTATTACTACCGGGATATGTCGAAGTTCAAGTAATGAGCAAGCTGTACGGAAAGAGATGCGAGGCTTGCGGTCTACCTTCCGCAGGGAAAGGAATTCTGTGCAGCCCCTGCAAGAAGATGGCTGGACGCAGGAACCAGACGCCAGAAGAGTTCAAGTCTGATGCAGACGTAGGCTGGTGGACTAACGTCTTGTGCAAGGCCGTCGATGAGGCTGAGAAAGCAAGGCGAGACGGAGCCTTGGATGTTCTTCTGTACGGAGCTGGCGACTACTGGAAGCCGCCATACAAGTACTTTGGTAGAAGAAAAAGAATCTCAGGGACTATCGCCCTGAAAAAGAAAGGGGCGGAATGACCGCCCCTGTCTTCTGTAATCGATCGATTACTTGCCTTTCTTGACGACCACGCCAGCCTTCATCGGCTTGGCAGCCATCGGCTTCTTCGCGGCAGCCTTCATCGGCTTCTTCGCGGCTTTGCCTTTCTTCATCATAGCCATGATTATCTCCTACGAAGGCAAGGCGCCTTCGGTTTCATATGATATTTTTTTTATTCCACCAATGCAAGATGAATGATTCAACCATCATCCTGTACATGCGATCAGGAATCTCATCGATCGCCTTTCGCCTGTCTTCTTTTCTAGGGAGATCGTAGATAACTTTCCAAAGCGTGTAGTAAGACAGCGCGAGAGTGTGTTCCCGAAGAAACTCGGGAACATTCTTTTCTAGCCAGCTTGCCCTGTCGTCGTGATGGAGATGTTTACCGCATCGCTCTGCCCAATCGAGGATTGGGAAGTCTGGGTTATACGGCGCGATGACTTTAGATTTTCCCTTACGAGGCTTGCCCATGCTCTGAAAGACAGCGTTACCGGCTCCTCACCCAAGTCGTACGCGACGTCCGGGTTGAGCGAGGACAGCCTAACTGTCACCCTCCATGCTTGTCTGTTGCCGCGCCAGACAAGGGCTGGTTGATTGCCAGCCCTCTCTGATGCAATGACCGCCTGAACCCACCACTCCCTCTTGAAGTCGATGGCCTTGGCGTAATGCTTGACCTCTATCGTCCAGCCGTCAAGCCCGTTTAGATCCCCTTGCTCGTCCGCTCGGTACTGCTCTAGGTTTCTTTGCAGTCTTATGCCCAGCTCTTCGAAAACCAGAGCGGCCACCTCGCGTTCTGCTGAGGCTCCCTTCGCCCTGCTGTTTATTGCCATTTAGATATCTCCAAGCAGTCCTGGGGTTGATGCTGTATTCGTTTTCCAAAATCAGTAAGCAGTAATGCAAAGCCTTGAGTACATCTTCCTTTCCATTCTTGTATGGATGCCTACTGATGTACTTGATTACGTTCCCGTCAGCGAATGGAATCTTATTCGCGATGCAGTACTTAGTCGGCTGAATCTTCAGCCTCGTGTAATGATTCCCACCAACCTGCATCTTTGCCGATTCTTTTGCAGACTTCACTTAACAACTCCTCTTCTGTTCCATATCGTTTTTCGAAAGCCGCTTTGTATGGGTGGCGGCTGGTCGCGAAATCAGAATCGATCCCGCCCCTGTGATGGGTTGGGCAAAGCGGGATGACCATGTAATGGGCGAATCGCTTTGTCTTCCCTTCGAGGTGGTGGATTTCTGCTGGCGACCAGACGTTGTGGTGCATCCGACATACGATGCATCCAAGACTAGAGACTTCATCTAGCCATTCATGCTCGCTCTTTGTCGGCTTGCGTCCTTTCACTTGCGGTATTTCCTAACCTTCTTTGCGATGGACTTTGGCTGGCTAACGAACTGCTTGCCTTTCGCAGTCCCCTCTCGCTTCTTCCGGGTAGTAGCCGCGTACTCCGACGCGCTTAGTGATTTGATTGCGGCCTTCGGAAGGTAGCGTTCGCCGGTCTTGGAGGACGGCTTACCGCTTTTCGTAGTCCACTTCTCTTTAGTCCACTTTGTCAGTCCTTTCTGCGCCGCAGTCTTTCCACCTGAGTAGCCGCCGCCAGCATCTTCGTACCGCTTGGCAAGCAGTTGAGCCTTACGCGCAGACCACTGCCCTGACTTTGTGCCAGCGACATTCTCGGAAATGATTTTCTTCTTTAGCCTTTCTCGCAAGGCTGGTTTCGTGTAAGCCATTTAATCCTCCTAGCCGTATCGGCTTCTCTCTCTTCGGACATTTGCTTGCTCTGTTCGCCATGTCTCGAACTCAACGTCTCTAGCCCGAGCCTCTACCTTGGCGGCAGCGAGCAAGGCCTTCTGCTTCCCGACCTCAAGTCGAGCGGCAAAGATCTCGTCGTCGGCATCGGCGTAGGTTTGCTGAGCGTTGTCCGCCTTGAGGCCGCGAGCAGCAGCCTCAACTTTCTTCATGGCGTAGAGCTTCTTTAGGTTCGCCTCTGATTGGGCGACCGCGATTTCCGCATCCATCATTTCCTGCTTCAGGTCACGGATGCGTTGTGCGAAATTCTCTTGATCCATATTAGAACGGCAAGTGCCGTGCCTCCTTTGTCTTCTGTTCCCATGGTCGCTGCGGCTTGTTCTGTGCGTCAGCGAACCTAGATTCGTTTGACGCAAAGAGCAGGAAGTCCATACCGACCTCTCCCATTCTATGCTTTCTCGTTAAGACCTCGACGTAGCCCTGCGCTGGGCTGAGCGGGTCGTAGTAATCCTCTCGATAAAGCATCATGATGATATCAGCATCTTGCTCGACAGAGCCAGAGTCTCTTAGGTCAGACATCATTGGCCGCTTGTCATCGCGATGCTCAACGCCTCGGTTAAGTTGAGACAAGGCAACAATCGGGATGCCAAGCTCACGCGCCAGAGACTTCAGGCCGCTCGATATACGTCCCATCTCCTCGACACGGCTGCCGCCGCCACCATTCATAAGGCCGAGGTAGTCGATGAGAATCATGTCAGGCTTTGCCCTTCTGGCCTTAGAGGAAAGCTGCTGAACCGTGATGGCCGGCGTCTCGTCGATTAGGATTTGTGCGTTGGCCAACTTGTTGATGGCCTCGGAAACCTTGTTGCCGTATGCATCAAAGGCGGAGCCGTCGATCACGCGGCTGATTGGGATATGCCCCTGCGCGGCAAGCAGCTTCTGCATGACCTGCTGAGACGACATCTCTAGTGTGAAGATCATCACCTTCTTGCCAGAGATTGCCGAGTTCAATGCGATGTTCAGGGCAAACGTAGTCTTTCCCATCGAGGGGCGTCCGGCGACGATCACGAGGTCTCCGGGGCGGAAGCCACGGAAGCGGTCATCGAGGTCTTTGAACCCGGTCGCTACGCCGAGCATCCCGTTCTTTGCTGAGGACGCCTTCTCCATGTAGTCGAGCAGATCAGACACAAGTTCTTTGCTGGTCTGCGTGGACTTCTCCGTCGCATTGGTGACCGAGAACATGCGTTGAATCTCATCAACCTTGTCTTCCAGCTTCGCCTTCGACTGAAGGATCGGAAGAATCTGCTCGGCAGCAATCGAGAGATCGCGCAAGACTTTGGACTCGCGGATGATCTTCTCGTACGACTGCCAGTTGGCCGCGCCTGTCGAGTCCCTAGCAATCTCGCCAACAAGGATTCGCTCCTCGGATGTTCTCGGGATTGCGTCGAGCAGCCCGATCAGAGACGAGTCCTTACCGATTTTATGCAGGGACTGCATGGTCTCGAAGATGTACTGATGCGCCGGAGTAGAGAAGTCGTCCGGGGTCAGAATGCTTTCGCTCAGAAAGCTAGGCTCGGTCATGAATGCGCCGAGGATTGCCCGTTCGGCGGCGGTCGGTGAAAGATTACTCACGGTGATACTTCCCATCAATGATTCGTGCAAAGCCCTGCGGTGACAGCAGGAAATCTATGTCGGCTACAAATCTTTTGCGTCCGTTGGTAGGCATGGTCTTGCCCATCAGGAACGGAGACTCGCCGACAAACCTAAAAAATTTCTGCCAGAACTCAATTCTTCTAGGATCTTGGCTGCGTCCGTCAAGAACAATCTTCTCCCTGCACCTAGCGCGAAGCATGGTTCTGCGCTTCTCGGTCAGGGCTATGCAGCGAGGGAGGTCTGGCAGGATTGAGTGGTACTCAGCCAACACTTCTTCTAAGGAAATGTTGGCATGATTCTTGCTCTTATATATATCTATATTAGATATATCTATATCTATATCTTTACTACTAATACTTTTTTCTTTGGTACTTTCTTTTTTAGTTTCACGGAGAGGCAGATTATGTAAAACGGGAATCAGCATCTGCTGCTCAATGCCTTGATTTACAAGGGTTTCGACCCCTTCAGGATTCTGAACCCCCCCTTCAAGATCCTGAACCCCCCCTTCAGGATTCTGAAGGGTATGCCAAAGAATGTTGCACTCTCGGGTGATCTTTATCAGACGCCCCTCGCCCACCGTCCGCATCTGGATGTATCCCTTGGAATACAGTCTTGCAAGGTATCCAGAGATGGTTGGCGGGGAAACGCCTAGGCAATCGGCTAGGTCGCCGTTGCTGACTGAGAACCAGTCTGCGGTCTGGCGGGAGCGGACTTCCGCTAAAAGAATTTTCTCCATCCAAGTCAGATCTTTGCTCACCCAAAGACCGCTCGGGATAAAAACTCCATCAAAGTATCTTCTTTCCATAACACTCCATCCTCAACGTGGGTCGGGATTCTAGTCCGCCATACATCCCCCGTGTCAATAGGGTGTTGACAAAAAAAAATACCTGACTTACTCTCCGTACATCGGCTCGATTGGAGCTTATGGAGGATCTATGGACATAACAAATTTTGCGATCGCAACGCAACCGACAATTCGCTTTAGCGGCAGTCCAGTAGTGGATGCAAATACCGCCAAAGAAATCTGGCAAACCCTTAGCCAGATCGATGTCACCCCCTATGTAGAAAAGAAGGTAGGTCTTACATACCTCCCTTGGGCGTGGGCATGGGCAAAGCTCATGGATCACTACCCGGACTCTGACTTCTACTTCGAGCGTAACAACGAAGGCTCGGAAGTCTGGTTCTTCGCAGACGGATCTTGCGAGGTACGCTGCGTACTCACGGTCTCTGGCGTAACCCGCCGCTGCTGGTTGCCGGTTATGGACAACCGCAACAACGCAGTTAAAGAGCCTGACTCACGCGACATCAACGACACCAAGATGCGATGCCTCGTCAAGAACATTGCACTCTTCGGCCTCGGCCACTACATCTTTACAGGCGAGACTGCGCCAGCCCCAGCAGTGCAGGAGGACAAAAAGGACACAGGTATCTCCCTTGAGTCCTCCCTCGCCTATCTATCAGAAGCGAAGGACAAGGAAGATCTGCGTCGCCGCTTCAGCCATGTCAGCAAAGCCGCAGCGAATCGCGGCGTTTGGGACGAGTGGAAGGATCAGGTAACAGAAGCCGCCAAGCTGCAGTCGGAGAAGTTCGATGGCAAGTAAGCAAGGCACAGAGGCTTGGCTTGCAGAGCGTGTCGGTAAAATTACTGGCTCGCGAATCGGCACGATCCTTGGCCTGAACCCACATCAAAGCCCGTCTGATGTTATGCGCGAGATGGTTCGCGAGGCGAAGGGGGCTGAGCGTGAGTTCAAAGGAAACGCCGCAACCAAGTACGGCCAAGAGCATGAGGATTACGGTCGTCGATACCTTGAAGTAACTAGAGGCTACAAGGTAGACGAGGCCGGTTTCATCACTCATCCGGAGCATGCATTCCTAGGTGCATCTCCGGATGGGCTGGTGGGATTCGATGGGTGCATCGAAATCAAGACGCCGTACTACGCCAAGTCAGTTTATACGCTGAAGGACAAGCCATTCTACGAAGCCCAGTGCCGCCTTGTGATGGAGGTCACCGGGACTGATTGGTGTGATTTCGTCTGCTGGATGAGCGACGACAACGCCCACGTTGAACGCCTTGAGCGTGACCCGAAGTGGCTTGAATCTGTGATGCCGAAGATCAAGGCATTCCATGATGATTATCTTCGCGTCATCGCTGACGACGAGCTTTGCAAGCCTTTCCTCGATGTCGAGAACAAGGTCGCGTTCGTTGCTAACGATACGATGCACCGCTTGTCTACGCTTGCCGCTCAGCTGCGGAAGCTGGACGAAGCTGCCGCGCCTTTGCGAAAAGAGTTTGACGATCTCAAGCAGAAAGTTGGTACTGAGTACGGCTCATGCACCAATGGAATTGTTAAGATATCCCGTATCGAGCGTAAGGGTTCAGTTGACTACAAGGCTGTCCTCGAAGAACTGAACCTTAATGAGTTGTTGGAGAGTAAAGGTCGCACTCTCGACTCCTATAGAAAGAAGGCGACCGTTGCATATCAAGTGGAGATTTTGGAATGAGTCAGTATAAGGAAGACGGTAAGGTTGCCCTGTGGAAGAACGACAAGTACGAGCGTGGCGGCAAGCAGCCGTACGTTCGTGGTCACTTCACCGCCCACCGCGCAATCAAGGCTGGCGAGAAAATCAACATTGCTCTTTGGGTTAACCAGAGCGATAACGAGAAGGCTCCTGCCATGTCGGGGATGGTCTCTGATCCGTACAACCCCAATGAGAAGCAAGCGCCGAAAGGCCGTCCTGCTCCTGCGGCAGAGCCTGACTTCGACGACGATCTGCCGTTCTAATCATGCTTGTACTGAACCGACGACTCAACGAGGTGGTTTACGTTGGCCGAGATATTCGGCCTGACGATCTCGTCGGTTCGTGTGACTGGGCGATCAAAGCTACTTCGGTGATCGATAGCTTTGATCGGCCCAGAATTTACGCGGACATATGGGATAAGACGGACTGGCGGCTTGTTCAGTTCTCGCCGCAAAGTCCTTCCGCCAAGATAGGAGAAACCACCGTACGGATTCTTAGCGTCAAGCACGTTATGTGGGGATCGACAGAAGAGCCTGTCATCTACTTCGGCTTCGACGCCCCAAAGGAGATAAAGATTGTCAGGGAAAACGCACTTAGGAAAACAAGGGATGGGGATTGACGGCGAAGTTTATGTAAAGTTCACCGGGGTAAGGCCAACCCAAGGCACTCCCGGCTCTGCGGCGTACGACCTAACGGCCAACATACCGGAAGATATTCCAACGACTATCGCTCCCGGAAAGTTCAAGGTTATCCCGACAGGGACTTTTATAGAGCTTCCGCAGGGAACGGCGGCACTTGTCCTGCCAAGGTCAGGGCTTGCTGCAAAGCACGGCATCACGGTTCTTAACAGCCCCGGCCTGATCGACTCAGACTATCGCGGGGAGATTGGTGTGATCCTGCACAATGTCAGCAGGAGCGAGGAATTCGTAATCCAGAAAGGCATGCGTATAGCGCAGCTAATGGTGATAAAAGTTCCCGATCTTATCCTAGTTGCTGAGCAAAAGCTTTCTGATACAGTCAGGGGAACCGGAGGGTTCGGTTCAACAGGCGTTCAGTAAAAGCATATGGCAGCAGTAGATGACATTAGGTTGGCGGCGGAAAATCCCGATATAAGTGAACGGGATAGGAACCTGCTGACCCGCGCAAGCGATGAGATTATTTACATGAACTGGCTTCTATTAGCGGCTAGACCGCTGATAGCCAGCCATAAGAGTCAGCAAGCTAGAACACTGCTGGCGCGAATAGACGACGTTCTGGCGTAATGTTCGTCGAACTCAGCATCGCGGAACAGAAGTTGGCGGCGTACATAGGTACGGCCAGACATCTTCGAAGCCGCGAGGCTGGTGTTCTCAACATGAAAGTCAGTGACATCCCAGACGACAAGATCGATAGGGAGGGAGCTGCCGCAGAGATTGCCTTCTGCAAGGCCATGAACATTTACCCAGACCTAGATGTTGGCGAGAGAAAAGCGGCAGATTGCACTCTTCCATCCGGCCACACGGTGGACGTTAAGTCCACTTGGCGGCAAAACGGGATGTTGCTGGCCGTCCCTTGGAAAAAACAAGAAGTCGATATGTTCGCTCTTGTTATTGGCGAGATGCCAAGATATAGAATAGCTGGGTGGATGTTCTCAGAAGAACTCCTAAAGCCAGATCGTCTTAGGAGTGTCGGTAGCCGCAAGGCTTATTGCGCTACGCAAACCGAACTCTTTAAGATAGAAGAGTTGATGAACTTTAATGGAAGCTTACCGAAGGAAGAGATATGGAAACGTCTATCTTTGACCAACAGAACCTCAGCTGGGATCAGGTCGTCGATGCATTCTGGCGACACAAAGACTCAGCCCCAATAACCAAACAGTCCCGGTACAAGATCAAGTGGGCAATAGAAGTATATGGGAAATACTTTTGCGGCCACCCCATAAGGGCTATCGGCAAGGCTCAGGTCACTCGCGCAAGGGACGTAATACGAGCCAACTCCGGGATGAAGGCGTCGTCAATAAACGACGCAACAAAAAAACTGATGCAAGTATTCTCTTTCGCTTTGGAGAGAGAGTGGATTGACCGGATACCAAAGGTTGATCCGCTTGCGGAGGAGGCTCCCAATCGACCGGCGTTACGCCCAGATCAGGCCAGCAGACTTGTTGCCGAGCTGCCGCCGTCCATGGGAAAGGCTATTCAATTTGCCATAGCTACTGGCTTGCGCGGCGCAAACATCTGCCGACTCAAGTGGAGCAACGTTGACCTAGAGTCCGGGTGTCTCCGCATAGAGGCGTCCAGCATGAAGGCTAGGCGCGAACTCACCATCCCCTTATCGTCGTCCGCAGTGCGGATACTTTCTTCCATTCGAGAGTCGAACAGCCACCCCGAATTTGTCTTTGTGAATGAACGGGGTAGACCATATCGCCGGATGTATTCGAAGACTTGGCAACGCGCTGTTGAGGCGGCAGGACTGCGCGGATATGGAATACACTCTACTCGTAGGGGGTGGGCTACCGAGGTCGGCAAGCGGTCTGACTTAAAGACGCTTATGACGCTCGGCGGCTGGGCAACGCCTAGTATGGCGGCTCAATACGTCCAGCCGGATATAGACCACCTCAGATCAAAAGCCAATGTGATTGACGAGGTGTACTTCAATGAAGTCAAAGGATCAAAAAGTCGTCTCGATGTTTCCGTCTGACGACGACATTCTTGAAGGCCATATGGGATACGAGGGAAGGAGAGACCTTCTAGTCCTCGCAATGGATGCAGATGGCATCCTGTCTTGCAGCGCAAACACCACCGACAAGGGACGTATTCTGTTCCTTGTCGAGGTGTTTAAGCTGCAGCTTTTAGACGGCGGCTTCGACCAGCCTTAAGCGTTCGCATCCTTTAGCTTTTCGTACGCGGAGTTGAATCTGTCGTACACCTTTTGGATGTCGAGTTCTATCCGCTCTATGCGCTTCTCTTTCTCGGCCTCGTCCAATGTTGAATTTTGTACATTCTTTCTTTGCTCATACAGCTTGCGTAGCTGGTTCTGCGCCGACTTCGCAAACGGGATGGCGCGGTAATCGACCTTATTCTCATCTACGAAGCCAGCACGTTCAGCGCCGCGCAGCGTCTTGGCCTCCGCCTCAGTACGATAAACCGTGTCGATGCGGTCGTAGAAGTCTCCGGGATTCATCGTCCACGAAGTAGTCTTCACGATCTTGTTCACGATCGGAATCTGGCGGGTCTCGATTGCCTTGCCGGTAACGAGACGCTCAGACACGCCATAGGCTTGCATCAACGTGCGGCCAGCACCACCAAACACTTCGCCAATCAAGTACTCAACCGAGTCGGGATTGATGTCGATCAACCCCGGCTGGAACGACGTACCGCCAGTCGCTTTGTTCAGCATGTTGGTAAACGCAATCGCTGCGTCAGTCGTACCACGACGAGACAAGGCAGAGTCTGGCAGCTTGACCTTGGCGAACTCCGGGTTCTCCTTGTAGATCGGGTTGCCAGCAAAGTCCTTGTTCAAGGCAAGGTCAACGACAGGGCGAACGGCGGTCGGCGTAAATGCGCGAGTCAATCCGCTGGCCGTGTTCTCATCTCCGGGGACGCGAAGCGGCATCATGTCGTTGGCAATCTTGCCGCCAACCTTCGCCGCAAATCCACCAGCACTCTCTGTGCCTGACAAAGCTTCCGTCGCCTTAATCGCTGCGTAGGTGATGATGCTGTATCCGTACGGCAACGGCATGGCAAGGATGGGCATTCCGGGAATCTTGATCGGGAGACTGTTCTCCTTCACATAATCCGGAAGGTTTTCCCACTCTGTCTTGCCGTTCTCCTCTTCTTCGCTAGATGCAATACCGAAGGCGGTGATCGCAGCAGCTGCGCCAGCGGCGTAGTACATAATCTTACGCGCTTCAGCAGAACTCATCGTTCGGAAGAACTGAAGGTTACCGTTGATGCTGGCTTGCCAGAACATATAGAGCGAGTTCATCAACGGGCCAGCCTCACCGCGACGATTGAAGTTAACCGTCACGTTTTTGGCAAGCAGCGCAGCCTTGTCGCGGCTCACGCCAGCCTTGCGAGCATTGACGTAAGCGACAACGCGAACAGCGTTTTCGGTCATGTCGTTGAAATGCTCGATGGCGTTCTTGATTCCGTTCAGGCCGCGCTTAATGCGCGTCGTTGCAGCAACGCCCTCAAGGCCGCTCGACTCTCCGAGCAGTTCGATGCTCGACTCAAGATCCTTGTGAAGCTGACGAGAGTCTAGGTTGCGAACGTATCCGGTCGCGCCACCATCCTCGAAGAACTCCTTGACGAAGTTATCTTCTGTCGTGTTGCCTGATTTGTTATCAAGGTATCGGCTAAGCGCCTTGTGATACTTGAGGCTGATGTAATCGGATATCGCAGCTTGCGTCACCGTCTTGCCATCGATCCTGCCAGCACCCTTGAGGAGTCCATCTTGCAGATCAGCCTCCGCAACAAGGTTCATCATGCCGGCCATGAAGTCGCGAGGCACGTTGATCACAGACCAAGCCGGGTTCCAGCGAGTGGTCATGCCGGCGAGGAATGACGATGCGCGGCCAAGCGTGTCCTGAACCATGTTGACGACCTTGCCCATGTCGGCAGCGCCAAGGTTCAGCATTGCGCGGCGCAGGTTGTCGTCCTTGATATCGATCAGGATGGTCTGGCCGTTCTCCTTCACCTCGAAGAAGTCCTCGCCCGGGCCACGAGAGGATTGCCGACGCAGCATTACAGCGTCTTTCTTAGCATCCATGTAGCGGTTGAAGATCGGATTGTCTTTGTCGATGACCTCCCAAAGAGTGTCGTCCTTGAAGGTACGAACAAGGTTCAGGAATCGACGGCCAACCTCAACCTTCCTTGCGCGGATGGTCTTTTCGTAGGCTTGCTTAATCGCGTTGGTGACAGGCGGGAAAGCCATAGTCTGGCGGCCAAGGGCTGCGAGAGACTCCTTACCGCCAATCGAGAAGCCACGGCCAACGCGCATCGGACTATTTTGCGGCGAATCAAATTCGTCGATAGCCCAGCCGGTCAGCGGAACATACGATGAGAACTTGTCGTTCCAAGTTCCGACAACCTCCTCCTCGATAAGGCCAGAGGCAATCATCTTTTGCTGGGTCGCCTTAACAAGATCATCGACGTACTTCATCGCGGCGTTGTACTGGTCGTACTTACCTTCGTCGCGGAAGCGGTTCATGATCTCGGCGGAGTCCTTGTTGGACATGCCAGATCCTCGGTCAGCGAACCGCTCCTTCATCGTCAGATAACGCTCAAGATCCTTGCTCTCAGCAAGGGTCGCCTTCGTCAGGTCGCCGTCGTACTTATCGAGAAGCTTCTGGCGAAGCTCGTCATAACGAGCGGCATTCTTTCTGGCGATATCCGCGTTACGCTCAGGAGCGTGACGGGCATACGCAAAAAGGTTCAGCATGTTGTAGTCGAGCTTGTTGTCGAAGATGTACTTCATCATCGGCTCAAGGTACTGACGCTGAATTCGTCGCTCGTCTTCGGTCACCTGACCGCTGAACCGCTCGATCTGCCCAGCCGCATCCATCTCGTCGGCAATTCGATCCATGCCGATCTTCTTCGCCATGGCTTTCTGGAACTGCTCAAGGCGGTAGAAAGAATTGACGAAGGTTCTAGTCAGCGTATCGCGTAGGGTTTCGTCGGCGCCGTTGTAAACGCTGGTTGGCCTTGTCTGCTCAAGCGACGAATTGATGATCGTCTGCATGGAGTCAACGGCGTGGCCGATGCTTCCGAACGCGCCGCTATTGACGGCGGATGCAACTGCGGAATTACGTTGATTCATGAATAGCGGGAAGCCCTTGTATACGGCAGCTTCGCGCAGCGCCGGAGGAATATCCAAGAAGATGAAGTCACGCTTCGTCTCCACGGCCTCCGGATATTGAACCGAGAACTCAAACTCAGCATCCTCGCCGTACTGACGAGTGATTTCATTCAGCTCTTCTATGGATGCAGCCGAGCCGCCAAACACATACGAGCCGCCGTCATCAACAAATACGTTTACTTCAGCGCCATCCGTGATGGCCTGAACTGCGTATTTTTTGTTCGGGGTCGAGTGGTTGTAATCCTCAGAGCCTTCAGGCTTGACCTCCATCTCGCCAATGCTGAGCTTTCCGCCAAGCTTTGAGAACAGCTTCTCCGCTCGCTTGACTAGCTGCTTATCGTAAAAGTCTACGAGGCCATCACCAGAGTCGAGCAGGTCGCCCTTCATCGAGGTGAACCCACGATAGCGGCCTTGCGCTGCCTCGCCTTCGCCGTTAGCAATACGCTCTGCGACCAGCTTCGGGATGAACTTCGAGAGTTCGCCCGGCTTGACAGACCGCTCTTCGCCAGTAACTTCGCCCTGCTTATCAATTGGCTTAACGTGGAACGTGCCGTCGGCGTTCTTCTTGTACAGAACTTCGCTGAACCGACGGCGAACGTCGTAGCGGAACTTCTGGTCTGCGCCAGTAGTCCAAGCAATCCGGTCGTAGCCGTTCTCTGCGGCAAAGCGAACCATGCGCTTCAACGCAAGGTCAGGCCAGCTGGTCTTGAACGGGGCATCAGGTATTCCAGATGCCTCTCCGTAGCCCTTCTCGCGACCGGCCTGATGCCAGTCGCTCTGCACTTCTTCGATGTGCAGGACGCGATTACCTTCCGTATCGATTCGATCCTTGACGCGAACGTGGGCGAGAATGTTCTCGACGCCAGCGAAGTCATGCATCTCGTTCACGAAGTTCGGCATACCCTTACGCGGAGGCAGGGTCAGCAACAGTTCGCGGTAGTTGTTCCCGCCGGGGAACGTATAGAAGGAATACTTGTCGCCGCCAACTGCATCAACGACATCGATCTGGCGCTGATTGATTTGGTCGAGCAGCTGCTCTTTGGTGATAGGGCCGGTCTGCGAGGAAAGCCATTCGGGCAGATCGTAGTATTCGATCTCTTCTGGCTTCACGCCGGGGACATTGCGGAGGGTGGCCAGCCATTGCTGACCTGACGCCTTCGCAGTATTCAGCGCATCAACCGCACTCTTAACAGCACTGTAGAAAGTAGGCGCAACGTCTCGGACGCCGCCTAGTACTGTGTTTCTTTGCCCTTCGCGGTCTCGGCGTACTTCGCCCTCTCCGCCCACTCCGGGTTCGGCTGGTTCTTGTCCAGCCATTCCTTCGCCGCGAACCCCGCCCCGAACAGGCGGCTCCGCAAGACCGAGGCCGGCACCGGGTGTCCGAACTTCTTCTCGTACTCCTGCAGGAGCTTCGCGTCTTCCTGTAACAGATTCATTCCGTGCAATCTCCCGTTTGATAAACGCAGAAGCAAGCGGAGCATTTTCCTCAAGCCACTGCGGGTTGACTGTATGTATAGCAAATATTTGAGAAATGATCTCGGACTGTATTGCAGCCCAGTCCTTTCCATACGGCCCGTTGAACTGACGGTCGCCGATGTAGAAGAACGGGTATGCAAACTGCGCTGCAACTCCAGCCTCGTTAGTCGCCCGAGAAATTGCATCGTTCGGATTCATGCCTTCCTCGACCATGCGGGTCGCGTTAGGCACGATAACCGTACGCATTTCGTTTGCCAGAAGTCCGAAGATTTCTCGGATCATCGGAGGAGCGGCGGCGGACACAGCCGTCACGCTGCCATTATTGATGGTCAGCGTCTGGTAGGAGATGCGAGTCTCTCGCGGGGTCTCAAAGCCAAGGCGGCTATGTAGGTTGTGGCCGAGTTCATGTGCGATAACGAACCGCAGCGTCTCTCGGAACCCCGGCGTTTCGAAGTTAGCCGGATCAAAGAACTCCTCGGCCAGAGACAAAATGTTCTGGTCGCGGAAGAACATGCCACGAGTCTCAGCCTCGCCCGTGTTCTGGTAGATATCGATGCCTTCAACCAAGCTGCGGGGCAGGCCGAAGTTATCCACAAGGTCAACCAATGCAGCCGTCACCTCTGCCCGACGAGCCTCGTCGGCAACCGGGGACAAGGTGTTCGGGCCAACTCGACGAGCCGCTGCTCGGCCATAGCTGACTATGCTTGCCGTAGCAGAACGCAACAATGTTGCAGTATCTGCGACAGCCTTGCCAAATGCGGGGGCCTTGCCTTCAAGGAGACTGCGCTGCGGAGCAGCCGGAGGCGGCGTAACAGCGGCCTCAGCCTCAACCGCAGGCTGAGCCGGGGCTTCAGTACGCGCCGCTTGCTGGGCTTGCTGCGCCGGTCTGGCGGCAGGCTCGCGGCGACCTCGCTCAACCGTGCGAAGGTCTTGCGCTGCTAACGCATTGAGGGCTGTTTGCAGGGCATCCCGCTCAGCCCCCTCTGGCATGGTTTCGATCATGCGGGAAAGCTGCCCACGGGCCTGTGCGTTCGGCAGGGTAGAGGCTCGACGGCCTCGGCGCTGCCGCGGGGCAGGCTGAGCTGCAGGCTCAGGCGCAGCCGGGGTCTCTACCGCAGGCGCGGCTGCCTCGGCAGCAGTCTCTGCGACCGGCTCTGGTTGGCGCATGAAGGACTCTGGAGTCCTCGCGCTTTGAATCATCGCCTCAAGTCGGCTCCTTGGCTGAACTGGGGCCTGCGGCTGCGGGATGACGTTTGTGGCGCTACGCGCTACAGCCTCAACTCGATTCGTTGCCGGTTGAGTTACGGGTGATCCAGCGCCTAGTCCCATGCTGGGACGGGCAAGCGTGGTGACCGGCGGCTCAACGCCAGTCAGGTCGCGAGCAGGCGGCGCAATAATCTCGCCGCTGACTGTTCCTCGCTGCGGAGCAGGCTGACGCCCATATCGAGACATCACTCGCTCAAGAGTGGTCTGCGGCGCTTGTCCAAAGAATGGCTGCTGCACAGGCTCGATTCCGGCGGAGATAGCCGATTGCGGGAATCGAGAAACAATGCCAGCCGTTTCCGGCGTGACCATTGTCTGGAATTCTGGGAACAAGTATTCGATCGCGGCAAGCCGCGCAGTCAACTCGCTAAGCTGCGCCTCTTCATTGCGAATCAGGTTTCGAAGAGTCTTGACCTGCTTCGTTTGCGAAGGCGCAGTGCGTTCCAGCTGAGAACCACGATCAATGATTCGCTGGTTAAGCGCGTCAAGTCGGTCTCGAAGCACAGAACGCTCCGCCTCCATCTGAGTACGCTCTTCAGGAGTAATGCGGTCTCGATAAACATTGGCGATGTTGACGACGGTCGAGTCTCGATACTCACCAGACATCACTTTCTTAACGTCTTCCGTTAAGACCCCAATAACATCACGGGCATTTTGTGTCTGCTTGATTGCCTCGCCAACGCTTGCGGCAATTGCCTCAGGCTGAATCTCTGCCGCTCGGCGGAATACCGGGGTTGCAGCGCCTCCAACGTCTTTAATGTCGTAGGCTTGAGTAACTAGATCAAACTTAGCAGGGTCGGCGAGGTTCTCGCGCAGGAAAGACCGCTCGATTGTTTGCTCAAGCGACGGCTCCTGCACGGACTCGAGTTCTGCTAGGCGCTGGGTTGCGAACGCCGGGGGAGCCTCTGGCTGCTGAACTGTGCCGCCAAAAACAGCGCCTGTCTCTGGGCTGCCAAGGAATGTCCTTGTATCCGGCTTTGTCGTAGTGCCGCCAATGCCCTCTTGTTGGCTCTCCACTCCACCGACTTGAGGTGGGGCTGGAGGCGTCGGCAATGGGCCGCCGCCGATGCGGCGAGCCGCCGCGATTTCGGCAGGAAGCACTGCGGCTTCGAGCAAGCCGCCGCCAACTGCGGCAGTGGCAACGCCCGTCATCGGGTCTACGCCACTATCGATGTAACGACGCTGCAAAAGGTTCTGAGCGTATTGATTACCGCCTTCAGCAGAGCCTTGCAGCAATGTCTGAATAGCAGTCTTCTGAAGCGCAGACTTGATTCCGTTGACGGCAGGGCCAATAGGCGCTATCGCAACAGATGCGGCATCAAGTGCCGCACCAAGTCCAGAAGCCTTTGCGGCGTAGTCATCAGCCCCTTCGAAGTCTCCGGGGTTATTTTCAATGTAGCTGTAGTAGTTATCGCCGTAGCTTTGAACGAACGACGTAACGCCGCCGCCCAAAGCACCGCCGATGATCGCGCCTACGGCAGAGCCAATAGGGCCTAATGCGGCGCCAGCCGCAGCACCAGCACCAGCGCCAGCGAGAAATGGAGTCGAGCTTCCGAGCATATTCGGAATGCTTTGACGCCAGAAGTTTGCATCGGTAAGGTCGGTCGCAGTGCCTGTTCCTTGGAATAGGAACGGAGCGGCCTCTGAAATGTTCTGCTCTGCCGCGATGCCGAGCTGATTGGCAACGTCAGTTGCGCCAAAAGATTCGGCTATTCGCTCTCCAGTTCTCTGGAATCCGGCTTGCGCTATATCAACGCCAGCGCCGAATGAGGATGACAGGCTAGGCTCCTTGCCTTGTTCTGCCTGCTTCCCAAGTGACGCTCCAATCGAGCGTACTTGTTCAGGATCAACGATATCGCCCCAGAGATCTGTAATGTCAGCCATGTCTCACCGATAGTGGTTAGTTGCTTCCATCTTTTGTCTCCATGTATTAGCCGAAGATCTTTCGAAGGTAGTCCTTCGTTTCTCCCGGCAGGTGCTTCTTCCAATCAGCAGCCTTCTGTTGGTTAGCGAGAAGCTTGGCAAGGTTTGTCGGCCCCCAATTATACGCAGCGGCAGCCTTCTCGTAATCACCGCCAAAGCGGTTAAGCAATTCGCTGAAGTACCTTGCCCCCTCATTCAGGGCGTATTGCGTATCAGTCTTTACGCGATTGAAGTCAACGTTCGGATGGTATTT